TCATTCCACATTTTGTAAAACATATTCATTCCGTGTGGTGTACTTACCATCATCACCTTCGATGTTTTACCAGAGGAAATCGTAGGATAGACTGAACTGAAGAACTGTTCTGCTATATTATTTGGAACGTATGCAAACTCATCAAGAAAGATGATGTTGTAAGAACCACCTCGAACTGCACTTGAGGATGTTGCACTTGCAAGAATTTTAGAGCCATTTTCAAGTTCAAGAGACCCCTTGTTCCAAGACATAACCCCTTGTTGCAACCACTTTGGTAGATGCTCGTATGCGAGTTGTAGCCTTCCTAAGAGGTCTCTTGCAACCGCAGCTTTGTTCGCAAGAATCGCAACATTGACTGAAGCGTTGAACAAACAGTAATGTAGAAGATACGAAATGATTGTTGTGGATTTACCAGATTGTCTAGGGAGTTTGCAAATTGAGAAGCGATTGGTATGAAAGGTTTGCACCATATCTCTTTGGAAAGGATAGAGGGCAAATGGTACAAGACCTTCATCTATACTTACTATCTTGATATAGTTTTCTATGAAGTATGCCGGGTCTTCCATACATCGAGCATACTCTTGAATCTGCTCCGGCGTAAACTCGATTTGGACATTCGCTTTCTTGAGATTGGGATTCCCAAGATATACATTATCAGACATTCAATTTTGGATTTGTAGTTTTAAAATCCTTCTTTCTCATTACTGTTTTAGCCACCATATCAAGCATACCTGACTTATCAACATTAAGAACAAAAGGCATATTAATATCTGTCTCCATGTCATGGATAACGGCTTGAGCATCTGGTCCCATTTTTGGAATCTTCTTTCCGTACTTTTTATAAGTGAGTCTAAACAATCTAATAAGTTCAGCAGTATTGATTGGTTTTTTGTTTCTTTCATCGTTTACCCTATCCAGAAAATGTCGAGTAAACTCTACGTCAATCCCTACAGCTGCAAACAATTTGTCTGCATATTTTTCTATCTGGTCTAAATCTGAACGAGACACATCCTCATTCATCTTTTGTTTCGTAATCTTTTTCATCTTTTCGATGTAACTACGATATACAGCTGCAGCACCTTTCTTTCCCATCACTCTTGCTCGTTGTTCCATTGCTATTGCAGCTTGTATTTTGTGTGCGTGTTTCTTTCCACTATTCTCTATTTTACGCACACTAGCTTCTGCATCCTTTACAGTTGCAAATTTCAATCCATGAATTGTTCCCTTTGGATTTTCATCTGTATAAAGGTCAGAATGTTTGTCACTACCAGCGGGTTGTCCCTTCTTTCTGGGGATTCTTGGAACTTCAACAAACTGTCTAAATGTTTTCATTGAAAGACCTTATAACTTACCTTTTCCAAAGTTAGATACATTGATTGGTTTACCTTTGCGGTCTGGGTCAGAATCGTGTTTGCGTTTCTGTCTTACTGCATTTGCTCTTTGTTTTTTGGTAAGTTGTCGAATCTTACGATTTGACATACATTTTGGTTTCGGTCCATCTGGGTCACCATCACCATCCTTATCATCTCTAGCACATGGACCCAATACAGAGCCATCTGTTCCTATACGTTTCCACCCACCTTGAGGGTCATCTTTACTGAACCACTTACGTAGGTCTTCTCTAAACTCATCGTAGGTCATTTACTACTCCAAGTTCCACCTTTAGATTTGTACCATTTTGCGGCCCATCCATTTGCATAGGCTGATGGATAAACATCGAACTTTTGTTTTGCAAGTGCTTTTGCTCTGGACCAAAGTTCAGGGTTATTAGGAACACTTTTCTCATCTAGAGTTTCTTCACCTTTGGGTGTTTTACCCTTTTTCTTCATGTCAATAGCAATTGCAGCTTGTTGTGCCGCACTGACCGCTTCTTTTATTTCTTTGTATGTTTTCATTAGTTATCTACCTTTGCTCCTGCTCTCCATTGATAACAACTCCAATACCTTGCTTTGTATTTGGGGCCTGGGTCTGCACAATTATGTCTTGCACGAAATGACTTTCTCCTTGCAGGGTCATCTCGTTTTATTTCCATGTTTGGGTCTCCGAATCCTAACTTGATTACATTACCCTTTTCGTTCTTGACGTAAACATAGAATTTCTTTTTACCATCACTGGACCTTTTTGGGTCATTCAGAGTAACTTTTTTACCTTGATACTCAGCCTCTTGTAGTTGATGGTCGTAACAATCTTCACAACATGGTTCTTCTGTAAATTCTCTGAATGTTTTCATTTTCCCTTTATGAGTTTCTGAAGTTCAGTAGTAGAACCTACGAACAATGCATTAGTGACATTTTTAGGTCCAGATTCTTCTCTAACTTTCTTTTTGGTTGTCTGCAAATTGACCAACTTCTCTGCATTGTCAGCATTGGTTTTTAACAATTGTCCTGCAACCTCATATGCTCTGGGATGGTCTGTTTCCTGAGCTACTTTGAGTACACCTTCAAGGGCATCTTGCCCCCTTTCAATAATGTGGTAGAGGTTTTCTCTACTGTATTTGAAATCATCCTCATCCTCATCCGTAGTTTGAGGTCTGGGTATTGCTGGAGTTGTTGGTTGAGTTGTTGTGACTGCATTTTCAGCAATACCTAGAATTTGGTCAAGAGTTTCCATATCATGTTATAGTTTCAAGTGTCTTTATGGTAATAGCACCTTGCATACCTGAATGAGAAGTACATTGATAAGTATAGGTTCCTGTACTTGCAGCTGTAAAGTGTGGAACTTTCCAGATCAACAAACCAGAAGTTTTTGCATTTGCTGATGTTCCAGTTGATACTGTCCCATTTGTAGCAATATGTATCAACCCATCTGCACCATTTGATGTTGTCAATGCAGACCCACCAGATTCAATTTGAAAAGGATGGGCACCACCAAGACCACTCAGGTCAAATATGTAAGCCATATCTGAAAGTAAATAGAGATGAGGATCAGGTGAATTTGCACCTCCACTTGTATAGTTTGCAAAAACATAATGACTTGTACCATCAGCAGATATTGGACCGAAAGTAAATCCACCCATAGGTATTGCGAGTGCAGCTGTATGAGCTAAAGTAATATCATTTGATTTTACAACTTTGTTGTCAAAACTGTCTGACCCATCATGTAATAATATATTTCCTGCAGCTGCACTTGCAATTGCAGTATCAGTCAATGCAGCTAAAGTAGATACTCCAGCATTAACTGTTACTGTCTTGACTGCACCAGTACCACTAGCTGTCACACCAGCACCTACAAAGTTTAACGTAGTGGCATTTGTTGATAAGGCGGAACCTTCATCTTGAACAACAATTGTACTACCACCACCTCCACCACCGACTGAATCTGCGTATGCTTTTACTGCCGCTGATGTTGGAATAGTAGTGTCATTATTATTTGAACTAATACCTTCACTCTGAGTTATGATTGATGCAGCTGCAAAGTCAGCAACCTCTAGGTTTGTAATAGAGTTTCCCGTTCCATTTGCATCAATTGTTTTATTTGTCAGTGTAGATGTTGATACCTCTGAAACCAGAGTTGAGTTAGCACCTTTTGGAAGTAACATCGTATTAGTGACTCCCTCACTATGAGGTTGTGCAAGTATTTTTTGCCCATGAGTATTGACACGACAATTTAACTGTATTCCACCCTCAGTTGATGAACCATCACCTTTTACCTCCAATATTTGAGTTGCAGGATCAACGATTAAGTTACCAGAAGCTGTTGTGGTTGTACCTCCAAGAACTGGACTTGTCAGAGTTTTATTTGTAAGTGTCTGAGTTCCTGTCAGAGTTGCGACTACTGTATTATCAATGGAAAATGTTACTACATCGTTATTTGCAGATACCGCTGTAATACCTGTACCACCATTTAAATTTAAAGTATTACCTTGAGTGATTGAACTTGAGGCAGATCCTGCTCCATTTGAATTAACTGAAAATGCAGTCATACCTGTTACGTTTCCAGAACCAACAACTGCACCATTAAAGTATAATGCACCTCCAATATTATACAGAGTATTTGTAGTGGTGCCTGGAGCAGAACCAGATGGTATCGTAATTTTACTTACACCTGAAGAATCAGTTCTTACATTAATTGCACCAGCACTTGAGATATTGAAATCTCCACTTGTTGCTACGCTTGCAAATTTAGTTCCGTTTCCTACCAGAATATTAGCTGATGTTGCAGTTTCCAGAGTTGCACCATTACCAGACCCAGACCCGAATCTTGCATATATTTCACCAGTATTTGCGTTTATCTTGGTTCCTGCAGCTCTTAAAGTATCTCCACTACCATCATTTGCAGATGAACCTAGTCCTATTGTTTGTAATGCCATAGTTTACCTATTCGTCTTGACCCGTAGTTGGGTTAAATGTTTTTGCATCCGTAAAGAATGAGGATGTTTCATTGAATCCAAAATCATCATCCATATCAGCTGTAACAGGGTCAGGAGTAACTGTGTATCTCTGTTCTCTCTTAGGTGCAGCTGATGCAGAATCACTAAACTGGTCAACTTGTACCTTAGTAATAACTTGTCCAGAAACAACTGGTCCGTAGAGATATGCCTTTGCAGTGAAAGACATAGTATAAATGATAGCTCTACGTTCTGTAAACTCACCTTCATAATTATCTTCGTATGCGATACTTGTGAGAATAATAGGAACATCCCTTTTATTACTCATCTGTACTACATCATTAATTGTGATGGTATACTCTGGTTGAAAGTATGGTAGAATCTGTTCTACTATCTGAAGAGCATCATCACTATTTTTAGCCATTGCATAAAGTTCAAAGTCAATATTGTAGGGAACAGGCATATATTGTGTGTCTACCTTGTTTCCTGCCGAACCTGCTTTCTTTACTTTTTGTATTTTATTGAGTTTCCTAGTACTGTCGTATGCAATCGTACCAATCTCAAACCCAATTCTTGGAAGAGTGATTGCAACTGACTTTGAGATACTAGGGTCTTCTCTAAGTCTTACTAAGAACTTTTGTTTGGGTCCGTATGCTAACGGAACCTTCATAGACTGAACTGTATTTCCAGAACTGTCTTTACGTGTTATATGAATATCATTAAAAAGTGTACCAAATCCGATTACGCATTTTCGGATTGTCTCATGATAGAAAGTTGAACCAAGCATTATGTTACCTCACCAAAAGGGTTGACCTCTGAAAAATCAAGTATCGAATCACCTTGCGTTTCAAAGAATGTATTATCAGCTGATGTGTCTATAGTATCTACGTTGTAATCTTCTTGTACTATAAAATCTCCATCCTCTGTCAGTAAATAGTTAGTACCAGAATCAGTTCCAGTTTCCAGAACAAATTGATACTGCAATGCATCAAGAGATTCATTTGTCTCTATGTTGTCAATTGCAGTAACACCAGTATCCAAACGCTCACTTGAGTATTCAAAAGTACGACAGCGCATTTTGAATACAGGAAGATTTTGAATCTGATAGAATGGGTCATCATGGTCCACAAAAGAAATCTCAAATAATTTCTTTGCAAGAGGAAAATAAATCAAATCTCCCTCATTAGGACGAGAACTTACAATCAGATTTTGGTCTGTACTGATAAGTTGTTCAAATCTTCTTTTAGAAACTACCCATGTAGCTTCGTCCTGCATATCCAGACCAAAACGAGTCATCATTTCTTTCTGACCCTCAAATCCTTCAACATTATCAAGATACATCTCTATGATGTATGCATCGTTAAAAGATGATAACCTATCTTCCCCAAACAGAGTGTCTTCGTTTACCAGTTTTCTAGGAAGATAATAAACATCATGACCAAAAGCTCTGAGTTGCTCAATGATAAGATTTTCGTATAACCTCTGTTCAGAAGTTGTGCCAAGGTCGAAATAAACATTTGTAGGCATATCATCCCATCATCATATCAGCTGGAAGACCATAACCATTGAGCATTTGTTCTTCTAGTAACTTTATCTCTTCATCTGCTTGCTGATATATGGTTTCTCCATTTAATTGTACTCCCCCCAACATTTGGACACCATTAAATTTTATCAAATTAGAACCCCATTGTTTTTTGACAAGTGCAGTTGCGTATTTCTTTAAAAATGAATCATTGTATATATCAGTATATGTTGTAGGGTCAAGTTTTCTATAACACTCTATAATGATAAAATGGTTGTCTGAGACATCTTTTGGCCATTCCATATCGATGAACAATCTGTTCTGGTGCATATTGAAACGTACAGGAATTTCTCCTGACAATATGTGATGCATCAAATCCAAATGTTCTTGAATCATTTGATAGTGAATCAGATTTGTGCTACTGAAATCAAACAAATCATTCAGTCTCATTTGGTATTCAATATCGAACATCTCTCCACCCCTCGATGCAGCTGTCTCAAGAGGAAATATTCTTAATACAGAGACTACAGATGATGGTAGAGGCAACCAAACTTTCTGTTCCAACCAACTTGCGGTTGTTGAACTATCTACAGAATCAGTAACATTGGTTGTGGTATTTGTTACTGCAGCTGTCTTCTCTGCAGCGGTGATTTGATGTTTGAGATACATTCTCTCTACACCATCCATGTGAAACTCTGCGAAATATTGAAGTGCCTCATCAACTCTGTCATCCAATTGGTCTGGGTCAACATTGATTTCAATTACTGGTTTTCCCAGAGCTCTCAGACAATATTCTTTAAGTGTGTCTTTTGTATTTGGTGTAGCCATATTTTATCCTAATGCTATTGCGAATGCTGATGCCTGAGCAGTGACATGAGATTTAATTGCGTTTTCTGTGACTAATGCAGTTGCAGCTCCATCTGTCAAATTTACATCATTTGAAATTTCATCTACTGTCTGTCCTGAGTCAAACTGTAATGTACCTGTCAGATTAAAATTAGTTACTCCTGTGAGTGTTCCAGATATTGCAAGGTTTCCAGTTGATGTTATGTTTCCTGCTTTTATAGCAGTTTGTTGAGATACAGATATTGTATTATCAGTACCAGCACCAGTGTCCGTAGTAGTTGCAAATGAAAAATGTTGTTCACTCTCATCCCAAAATATACTTACATTTGGATCAGATCCCCTTTCAATGATAATACCAGCATCATCTGTACCCGCTGGATTTCCAGACCTACCTGAATCAATCAGTAAAACAGGATCAACTGTAGTTATTTGTGTCTGTGCTTCAAAGTTACCAGTTGCTACAATATTACCTGTAACTGTTAGTGTCGTTCCATCAAAAGTCAAATTTGCTTCTGCGGTCATTGCAGAAGTCCCATTCCCTGTGAGAATCCTATCCGTTGCTACAGTTGCAAGTCCAGTTCCACCATGAATTACTCCAAGTGTATCACCATCAGCAGACCTGTATTCCGCTAGACCTGTTACGTTTCCTGAGTTATCAAATAGTCCTTTTAAGGGTACTTTATCTGCCATATCTAAATCGGTACTGAGGTTGTTCCAGATGGTGTAGTATCATTATCAAAGGTAATTGCCTGTGTCTCTGTATGTTGATGAGTATTAAATACTGCTCTAGATACAAAGTGTCCCTGAAATAATGAAAACAACATCATCTGTTGAAAAATATTAAAAGTTGTAAGAGTACCATTAGCCTTCTTAAAGTCCATTTTGAACCCTGTGACTGATATACCCTGTAATGTCCCATCGGCCTTAGTAAAATCTAAAGTAGCTGCAACGTCTTCACCACCAATTCTTTGAATCGCATTATTGTGGTCCTTAGTGAACATTCGGAGATCTGCAAGATTAATTGCAATCTCTCCTTGTGCAATATCAGATGCAGTTGGAGCATTTCCTGTAGTTGAGTTCCTTTTATGTTGTAAGGTTACTGCCATTAAAATGTTCCAGCATCAATGGTTGATGTATAACTTGGGTCTGCACTACCTCCACCTGAAATCAAAAACTGACCAGCCGTTCCTGCAGCTAATGCAGTAAACGCTCCAGTTCCAGACCCAACTAAGAGTCCGTGGTCTGTGAATGAAGTTCCACCAGACCCACCATTTGCAACAGCAAGTGTACCTGTTACTGAGTCTGAGTTGTTTAATGGAAGTTGACCATAAGTTGCTTCGTTTCCTACTGTTCCAGCTGAAAGAAGCACTTCATTTGCAGTTCCAGATGAATTTACATGGATCGAATTTGTGTCAGCATCAATAGTTGTTCCACCAACTACATTTATAACATTTCCAGATTTTGTAAGACCTTCTCCAGCAGTGATTTGTCCTGCACCAGAGAATTGTGAAACTGTTAAGAGAGTTGTTCCTAAAGTTGGAGTTCCATTGTGTGAAAATACATATCCGTTTTCTTGTTGTGTAGAACCTTGTTCTACAAAAGTAAATGTTCCACCTGTAAGTTCTGCAGCTGTATTTGCATCGTCAGCTCTTGTAAGAACTAATGCAACTCCCACTGCTCCAGCGGTTGATACCCTATAGATACCATTTTGTTTTGCATCTGTCTGGTCCTTAACTAAGACTCTCATATCTGCCGTTAGAGCAATACCATCAAGACTTACCGATCCTGTAGAACCATTTGTTAAAGTTCCTGCACCATTATTGTAAGTATAACCTAAGTTAGCTGTAGTTGCAACATCTACTGATTCTTTAACATCTAATCCATTCACAACTCCATCAACATATCCTTTGTTGGCTGCATGACTATCAGCAGTTGGGGTTGCAACATTTTTTATAACATTACTATTTGCATCAATATCGCTCGCAGAAGAAAGAACAATATCACCAGAACTAGAAGTGATTGTATTTCCGTTGATATCAATTTGATCTACTGTGAGTTGTGTCAGTCCTGCAATTGCCGTGTCTGTTGTTCCCAATTCCAGAGTTGTAGAACCTAATGTAAGTTGTCCAGCAGATGCAAGTTTAGCATTTGCAATCGACCCTGCGAGTTGTGTGTTTGAAACACCTGAAGATTTTATAGTTACTGCTCCTGCACCCGATACTGCAAAATCATTAGACGAAAATGATGCTACACCAGCATTACCTGTAGTTGCAAGTTCTCCCGAAATAGTGACTGTATTATTACTTACAGTTATATCAGTACCCTCTCCAGCGGTAAAGGTAAGAGTTTCACCTGTATTAAAACTATCAGTATTAGAACCATCTGAAAGAGTAAAACTTGAAGTTACTGTGGCAAAGGCTAATTGACCAGATCCATTAACTTGTAAGAACTGTCCGTTTGTCCCAGCAGAAGTTGGAAGAGTAAGAGTAACATCTCCACTTAATGAGTTTGGAGCTTGAATTCTGACTTTTGCTGACCCACCATCACCTTCAAGAAGGTCTATGATACCAGCTGTACTTGTTTTACCTACCTTTAAAGTATCAATTTGTCCACTTGAGTTTGTAATAAGAGCTGAACTGTTAGCTAATGTGCCTGGTTCGTGGTCTAATAGGTTCGCAAAATATTCTCCACCTATGATAATATTTCCATTACCACCAGAGTTACCTATGAATAATCTTCCTCCAGCATTATTATGTGCAGGACCATTTCCATAAGATACTGCAAGTTCTCCTGCAGCTAAATTGCCAGTTGGAGCACTATTTGCGTTTGCATCTGATGCTCGTTTTATTTGTATTGTTGCTGCCATTATTTCTCCTTAAAAAGTACCACCTGTCAAAATC